GGGCGGTTCTTGCAGATACTCGTCGCCCGAGTCGAACTCGACGCCGCAAAACGTGTAGCCAGAGGTGACGCCGCGGTAGGCATCGATGCCTGTTTCACGAATGGCTTTCGATAACGCCGACGCTGCGGTGCGTGTGGTGGCGTAGCAGTCGAGCTGGATCCGTGCGTGGGCGAGTTTTTGGAGGCCTGCGATGCCGTGTTCTCGTTGCGTGCTGACGGTGTAGTAGATGATTGCTGGAAGCGTAGCGCGTTGAACCAATGCGTCTGGGTACATGCGTTGACCGACGATCGCGGAGACGGTCGCATAGGAAAGCAGCTTGGTTCGGAACGCTTCGCCGATGGCACTCATCTATTCCCCACTGATGACGGTGATGGTGCGGGCCGCGGTCTCGGTGCTGGTCGAGACGAGCTTCAAATACTTGACCGCTTCGAATTGATCGCGGTTGAGTGCAACGTGACGCGAGGTGCCGACGCCAATGTTGATTTCACTGCTCTCGTAGTACATCGGCGTAAAGGTCGCGTTGTCGTTGCTGGCCTGGAACTTGATCGAGGTTCCGGTGAGTGCCGCTGGCAGAATGATTGCCAGTGGAATGCGGTTGTTTTCAAGCGTCAGCGTTGTTGACGTGGTGCCTGAGGATGCGATGGTGACGGTATCGGTGAGTCGTAAATTCTTAGCCAAGGCGGAGCTCCTTGATTTCGATGGCGAGTTGATCCTGGAACGCTTTGAGTTGTTGCGACTTAGTTTCGTCGTAGGCTTTTTGGAGGAAGTGCGGTGTGTCTCGTGGTCGGAGCCGGCCTGTGTCGCGGCCCCAAAGGATGTGGCGGCGACCCTTGGGTGATGCGTCGAATTGTTGCTTGTTACCCTTGGGCCAATTAGCACCGATGTAGACGCGAGCACCTTTGTTGTGACGAATGGTTTTGATGCCCATCTGCTTGCCGGAGTCGATCTGCCACTTGGCATCCTTGTTGAATTTGGCTGACCACTTTTTGCGTGTGCCCGTGACGCGGCTGGATGGTGCTAGTGCCTTGGCTCGCTCGGCGATCGGTTTGGCCATCGCCTTGAGACAACGCTCGGCTGGACCAAGACGCAGCAGCTCAGGGATCTGCATAAGCTTCGCGATTTGGTATTCGTCGAAAGTGAAGTCGATTTTGATGCTCATGAGGTACACACCAGTTCGATGTAGCGACGCAGGCCGTCGATGTCGTTGACGTAGGTGACTCCGTAGTCGGTGCCGTTGTAGGTGATCTTTTGCAGTGGCGAGTAGCCAGCACGGTAGCGAACGCGAAAGACCGCCTTGGTTCCGTCGGTGTACTGGCGACCTCGCATCGACTCGGTGCCGCCGGTCGGAACAAACTGGCACGGTTCGTTTTCGAGAAACGTCGACCAGGTGACGACGGGTTGACCTGCGGAGTCGAGCGTCTCGGTCGGCGTTTTGATGGTGCAACGCTGACGCATGGAACCGACGGCGAATGAGGATGGACGGCCAGGCATTATGGGTAGGTGCTCCTGGCGTAACGGAGTACTAGGTCTTCGTAAACCTTGCGGTTGTAAGTGGCCTCGTTGACCAGCATGTCTCGGTTCTCGAAGTAGTGGCCGACGAGGAGCAGCATCGCACGCTTGGCAATCGCTGGGACGCTGGTAGCGTCCTGCGAATAGCCGAGTTTGTAGGTGATTTCCCAGGCGTCCCAGCGGTCGGCGACGGCTGGCAAGGTGATCTGGTACGCGTAGCGAAGCTCGTTGATGTGGAGTTGGTACTGGTTGGTCGGCCAGGTGGTCAGGTTGTTGGCGCCGTCGTAGTACTTGATCGATGTGATGGAGTGAACAGGTCGCTTAGGCAAGGCGAGTCGGTCGGTGATGTACCCTATGCGGACCTTCCAGGTTTGGAAGCACATTACCGAGTCGGTGTCATGCTCCCATTGCTGGCGAGCCTCAGCGATCGCGCTTTGCAGTTGCACGTCGTGGGTGCTGTCGCTGCTGGCGATCTCCAGTTGCTTCTTCGCTTCCGCTAGTGTCAGCGGTTCCGCTGTCGGTCCTGTCACTAGCTCGGCTTGGAATCTCATACTGGGCAACTCGCATTCGATTGACTAACAGGTCTTCGACACCACCACCTAGCTCAGTCAGCACTGTGCCCGGCGGAAACCATTTCCACGGCTTGGTCAACTTGATCATCTTGGCTCACTTCCTCCGCTTTGCGTTTGTCGTGTTCGGCCTGCATCATCTGTTCCCACTCCTTGGGGTAAACATGAATCGGCTCCATGTTTTCGTCGTGGATGACGACCATTTCTTCGAGGTGACCCAGACGCACGCCTGGATCAAGCCAAAGCTTGAGCCCAGCATCTTTCCATTGCTTCCAGAACCAAACGTCCGAATCGATGCGATCGTCGCCCCATGATCCTTTTGGATCAGGCTGGCAAAAAAACCAAGGCTTGGCGACCTTGGGTAGTCGCTTGGCATTGATAACAGTGAGGCCAAAGTGAGCGGCATCCACCTGGATCGGGTAGCCGTTCCATTTTGCCGATGTATGACCCTCTTTGAAGCCAAGCATCCATTTTTTGCCGCGACGGACTTGGATTCCGCACACGCAATCGAGATCCTCTTGGACTGCGATCGAGATGAGGCGGTGCAGTTGCTCGGCAGTAAACAGCGTGTCGAAGTCGATCGTGACGATGTAGTCCACCTCGGCTTCGATGGCGGACTCCATCATGCGTTGCATGTTCTGGCCGTAAAAGACGCCAAGACCCACGTTGAGTGGAATCTTGATCTGTCGCAATGCGGCCTCAATGTTGGTGCGGCACCAGGTGTTTTCGTACCGTGGCACCGTCATGATGGCTTGGACTCGAACTTGCTTGTTAGACACCGCTGTTGTTCCTCCTAGCGTTGGTTGATTAACCGATGACGACGACGTCGGCGTTGTTGCTGTTGGCGACGTTCTTGAACTCAAGATCCAAGGAACCTACAACCGAACTGATCACAGCACCGTTTGTGGACGTGTCGGGTGTGACGGTGAGTCGCAAGTGCGAGCCACGGCCCTTCATGTCGACGTGGTAGGCAACGACAACCGCATTGGTGTTGTCGATGACTCGGTTGAAGTTGCTGTTGAACGTCGCCCAAGTGCCGGTGGCAGTGTTGCCCTCAGCGAGTTGGAGTGTGACGTTGGTCGAGTTGGTATTGGCCTCGGCACCGAGCGTGACAAGGATCGTTGCGTAGTCAGCACCGCGGCAATCGAATGCCGCAGAGCGTGCGGTGGTTGCCGCAGTGACTGGACCGAGAATGACGTTGTAGTCTTTTGCTTGAGAACTTTTCATGAGTATGGATTCCTGTGCTGGATGGTCAGATCAAATAAAGGGGGCCAGGCCGTGGACCAGGCCCCCAGGACGCTAGGAGGAACTAGCGGTTAGCCGAAGGTCAGAGCGACGATGCCGCCGCTAATGGAGCTGTCGCCGCGATCGTGGACGACAATATCAAACCGTTGCGTCGCACGGATGTTGATGGTGTCGGTGAGGAAACCAAGGCTGTTGTCGACAGCCAGCGAGATGCCTCGACGCGAACCAAGGAACACGCCATTGGACAGGTCGCCAAAGTACAACGCTCGCTGGGTCGTGGTGCCGGTGAGGGCACTGTTGAGCACCTGCGAAACGACGACTGGATAGCCCAGGAACATTGGCATCACGCCACCTTGCAGCTCGGCAGATGTGGATCCGCCTTGAGCGTTGGCAAGCCGTTGCATGGATGCGGCCCAACCGGCTTGGCTGACGTACCACTTGGGCGAGCCCCACAGCTTTCGCTTGCCAACGACGCTCTCGAAGTTCGCGAGCGTCAACGCACTGAAGGTCTGGTTGCTGGTCGCGGTCACTACCGACGCCGAACCAAGTGCTTGAGCAAGTCCGACGATTCCGCCGTAGGTGCTGGTGCCGTCACCGAGGAACAGAGCTTCGTCTTCTTTGATGGCGAAGGATTGTGCCACAGAGCGTGCCACCATTTCACCGATCGAGATGACGGAGTCTTCGTTCAGCTCGGAGCTGACGGCAACGACTGCGGCCAGCTTCTTGGCGTCGAGTTGCACCGTGTTGACGTTCATGTCTGAGGCAGTGATGGTCGCGCCTTCGCCGACGTAGTAGGCAGTTGCCTCACCGGAGAGTCGTGGCATGATCATCTTCGCATCGCCCATGGTGACTTGCTGGCACTCGCGACGCGCCACACCGTACTGCTCTCGCAACTCGATGATGGTCGATTCCAGAGCATCAGGCACCAAGAATCCGCCAGTGATGTTTTCGTTGCTGGTCATGGTCGCTCTAACGCCATGCTCGCGGCACCAGTTCTTGGCCTTGCGGCTGCCGAACAGGTTGGCCATGATCCATTGACCAGAAGCGTAGGCATCCTCTTCCTTCTTGAAGGCTTGCAGACGGCCAGCGGCTCGAGCTCGGGCGGGTATCTTGATCGCGGGCTTGGAAGCGGCTTCTTCCTCGGCAATAACTTCCTTGCCCTTGGCAATGACGTGCGACTCTATCTTGAGCATTCGCTCGCGAGTTTCGGACAGTGCAGCGATTTCGCCAGGGTTCTTGTCGGTGCCGACGATGGCATCAACTCGATTGGCTTCGTCAGGAAGAAGATCGCGATCCTCTTCTTTTGCAACAGCCATGATGGCTGCAACTTCTGCTCGCAACGCTTCGATGTCGCGAGCAAGTTCCTGTGAACTTTTCATTTTGGTGCTCCGTGCAATGCGGCAGCACAAAACGAAAAAAGCGGCTTGGGCTGCCGACTGTGTGAAAGGGAAAAAACACAGTCCGCGAAGCCTTCCGCCGCTAATCAGTTGCGTCAGTACTCTGCGAGAATCAAGTTATGCGACCATTTTTTAAGCCAATGACCAACGCGTCAAGTTGCTGTTGCCGACGCAAATCCTCGGCAATGAGAAATCGAGATCGGGTGCTCAACCAACTTCCATGTTTCGACGCCGCTCCACCCCGTGGAATGGAGCCATGCCGCAAGGCATTTCAGCGTTGGAACCGTCCAATTCGAGGCGTTCTTGCCGAATTCATCGCCAGGATAGTACTCGGCATGGCACGCATCTTTGTGGCAGCCCTCCACAGTGTACGGCGATGAGAGATTGTCTAGGATGGCGGACTCGATGTGGATCGCCTTAGTGGTCACTGACCGCAGTTTTTCGAGTGCCCAGGTCGGGTGCTTCAAATGGTAGAGGACGCCGAAGCAGAAGACGCGGTCGAACTCAACACCTAGGTTGGCGATGTCGTATACGCTCATCGTGATCCGCTGGCAATTGGTGTACCCGAACGATCGCTGGCACAGGTCCCAGGTCTGCCACTCGGAGCTGCGGTCTACGTTGGCGGTAGTGCCGAGCGTGTCGCTGTGGTCGTCGATGGCAACGACGTAGGATGCACCTCGCTGGAGTGCGTACCATGTCCAATATCCGTCCCAGGAACCGATGTCCAAGATTCGTTCGCCGTCGAAGCGGTTAGGGAGACGATACGCTTGCCAGTCGATAGGGGCCCAGCCAGGCGTGGTGACGCCTGGCAATTCGATGCGATGGTACCAGTAGGGTGCCGCGGCGACGGCGTCGGCAATTTCGGTCTCAGTCATGCACTACCTTGGATAGAGTCGCAATCTCGTTTCGCGTTCTTTGCGTTGCGAGTAAGCGGATTTGGTGATGGCCGCGGCTTCCTGCTCGGCGGCTTCCGCAAATAGATCCTGCGGTGGATGCTTGAGCCACGCGGCTGCGGCGGCGGCCTTGCGGCGAACGGTTGGCGATAGGTCGGTGGCGAGGCCGGACGCGACGGCGTCGGCGGCGTCGAACCATGTCTCGTCGGTCATCATGCTGAGCACTTCGGTGCTGTCGATTGCCATGTATTCGGCATACAGATCGGCCATTTGCGTGTCGTACATGGCAAGCACCTCAGACATCTTGGTCATGTCCACACTGTTGCCGATCGCGATGGTGTGGGCTCGATGGATCATCAGCTTGCTGCCACGCTCCATCGTGCGTTTGTCGCCAGCCAAAAAGATGATCGATGCTGCCGACGCGGCCAGCGCCTCGTTGTGCGTGTCGACGCCGCCAGCGTGACGCTTGAGGAGGTTGTAGATAGCCACCCCTTCGTCGGCGGAACCGCCTGGCGAGTTGATCCGAACGACGGCTCGGCCCTTGATCGCCTTTAGCGAGTCACCGACGGCGGCAGCCGTGATTCCTTCGCCGGTCCAATCGGCACCGATGATTCCATCCAAAAACAATTCGCCGGAGTCTGCTTTGCAAAGGATCATGTTTGGCCTCCAATCAGGTTAAATACGCGGTTTTGCCAGTCTTTTACAGCGTTTTTCACGTTGTTTTCGAGCGTTTCTGGGGTCGAATTGCCTGCGATTTCAAGCAAAATCGAACGCGATTCGTCGCAATGGATGCGTGCTAGGTCGCGATCGAGGCCCAAAATCTCAAGCTTTTCGGCCAATTTTGCCTCCCATTTCGCGTAGTTTTTGTCGATCCAATCCACGAAATTGCGTGATTTTGAGCCAGAAACGGCGTTATTTGCCTCACGAACCAGCAAGGATCGGATGGTTTCCTCGAGAGCTCGGTTGTTTACCGAGGACTGAGGATCGCTAGGCGGGTCGTTTGCAGGGTCGGTAGACGAATCCTCAGAGTGATAATCGCTCGAACCAGGTGCGCCAGGCGTGACTGCCGGATTTTCGTACACGTCTCCTCCATCGTAAGGATTCATGTCAAGCTTGGCGCGTGCTTCGTTGGGGCTCATGATGCGGTGCGTGATCGCATTGCACAGAGCGGTCATCGTCGTGGACGTGTCGGTG